AATTGCTGTTGTCTTTGTGTAGACATAAAATGTTGCTGTTGTTCCTGTACCAGTTGCAACTGTCAAAGATGAAGATCCTGATGTTGCTCCTACTGGTGCAGCAGTTGTGTGTAGTGCAGACACGATTGTTGCGTTTGTTGCTGCAACTGTTACGCTTGTTCCAACATCAACTGTTGCAACAAACTTTAGTGCGTCAGCAGCGTCAACTGTGTTGTCTGCTGGTACTGGTAATGATGCAGGAGTTGCGATTGTTGATGCTGTAGTATTTGCTACAGAATCAAGAGATACAGCTACTGTCATTACAGCAGCACTTGCAGGTGTTGCTACCATTGTGCCCAAAGTCATGGCTGCAACCATGGCTAGTGCGATTTTCTTGAATGAATTCATTCGTTCGTTCTCCTTGTTATATTAGTTTTAGATTGTCAAGAAAGCTCTTGACGTCTTGAGGCATTTGCCTGTCTTCCAATTCTACCATAGCCCTCTGCTGTCTTGCAACTTTATCAGCAGAACCCCAGGTATGAATGTCTATTTCAACATTCATTTCCTTTGGAGTATGAGAGATGGCTCCAAATACTGCCCCACAAACAGCATCTGCTAAGTCCTTAGACTTCTTTCTAGGGTGATCTACACGATTACCCTTCATGATCTTTAGCTCTGACATTTCTTCCAGAAGCAAGGGAATCATGGGCATAGCAACACGCTCTTCATAGATCATCATTGCTAAATCTTCATAGTGTTTTTTGGCAACAGAAACAGTCTCAGTTCTTATACCAACCTGCTTTAATTCATTTTGAATATCAAATGACTGCCAACGGTCAAATGAAACCATTCCAATATTAAAACCTTGTCTTCTAAGGTTTTGAATCCATTGTTTTACTTGAGACAAGTCAACAGGTCCTTCTGACTTTGGCTCCCACCATGCTACTGCATCTACTACTACAATTGGTGCTACTTGTTCATAATCTTTAATTACCTGGATATTTACCCACTTATCTACGTGAGCAATAGCAACTGCACACTTATCGTGCTTTTGTGCAAGGTCAGCATGAACATAATAAATCTTGTCTGGGTCTGGTGCAAAGTTTTCTGCAAACCTTCTAAAACTATCTACAGGGTTTGTCAATGTCATACAGTTAATAAGTTTATCTTTTTGCTTAAAGAAAGCATCTGATGAGTATGTTGGTGTACATAGAAAACGCATCATTGCATCTCCCAAGTCTGTTAAGAATGCAATCTTAAAGTCATCAATCTTTCTTGTAGGATTAACATCCCATGTTGGACGCTTTAGTGCAAATATTTTAGGAATCTTATATGAAAGTATATGGTCTTCCTCCCATGATATCTCAAAGTTATTGTCTGGGTTATCGTGTGGCAAGTCTTCATTAATAATAAACTTATGTGTCTTTTCTACTACTTCTTTGTCAGCAATTACTGAATCATACCTTTGAGAAATAAAGTCACCCTGATAGCGGGGGAATGAAAGAAGAACAACCTTTCCAAGATCTGGAAAACGAGAATCTACAGTACCACGGAAAGCTTTATAGATGTTATCAGCAGTCTTACCTTGCTCATTACCTGTTGCTACCTCTGATGCAAAGCCAGAAATCTCATCAAGGACTGCCATAAACAAGTTCAAACCTTCATGTGACTCACGTTCTGAGTGGCCAGAGTAAACAGTAATTGATTTATCAAACTCAATTGAGTCTGCCTTTGGATTATACTTTCCTGCAAACCATGGTGATCTTTCAATCTTTGTTTTAAATCCTTTAAAGAAAACATTCTTTGCTTGTTGTGCGTTAACAGCAACGTTAATAATATCAATAGCATCTCCAGCAGGCTTTCCATAATAAATAGCAGGGTCTTTAAGACAAAGCATCTTATATACTACATATGCACATGCTACTGTTGATACGAAGTCTTTTCCAGATCCCTTGCCAAGTTGCAGAATAAGTTCATTTTTTGTGTATTTCTTGTAGTATTCTTCGCCAGCATCACCCATAATATCAATAACATCTTCTTTACGATAGATCTGGCTCATAGCCTCAACAATTGTATACTGGATGTCAGACAAGGGTGGTTGTCCAAGATAGTCTGGAGACTCAACAAATGTTTTTGCGTCAACAGGCTTCTCAACAAAATGATTCTCTTTTAGAACTTCAAAGAAATCATTGAACATCGTGGACAACTGTAATCACTTCTCCTTCTTTTGCAATAGCAGATAAGCGTTGCATAATGATATCTCTTACCTCTGGGTGCTCAGATGCAATATCTCTAAGTATTCCAACAAGAACTTCTTGACGGCGTTCAATCTCAACCATCTCTTCTGCAAGTTCTTTATTCTCAAGTAGGCCAGCTTTTTGTAACATGTCAATACGCTTAGACTCAATATCCATTACAAGTTTAATTGCACCAGTCTTTGCACTAAGGTTATTAGTCATAGATGCTTCATCAATAACTTCATATGACTTTAGAATAAGCTTGCTATAGTGTGCATCAGCACCAGCAAGTGCATCTTTAGCACGAGCACGGATTGCTGTATTGTTTGAAGTCTTTTCTTTCCACTCATCAATGTAAGCAACTACACGAGTTCGTGGAATTGCTAACTCTTTGGAAATTGTAGTTGGATCGCTACCCTTAAGGTATTCTCCAACAACATCATTCATTATATCAAGATGCTTTACTAATTCTTCTTCAGTTGACATATTTGCCTTCTAGTCTATTAATTTCATCTTTGATATAGAAAATTGCTTTTTCTAAATCTTGAATGGTTTTAGATTCATCTTTTAGTCCTGCTCTCCAAAGGTACTTGAAAGCATTACCAATATTAAAATTGCGGTGACGAGTAATTTCTATGCACTCTACTCCAGAAGGATCTGTAGTGTAATGTCGTGGATGGTTTACTTGGTCAACGGTAATGTTTAGGTTGTCACTCATTTAGTTACCTCAACATTTAATCTTTTAGAGCATATCAAGCATGTTGTATATGTATTGCCAGTAAATGGGCATGAAGATATTGAAAAGTCTTTGTGCTTGCAAAAAGCTTGAGCAAACAAAGATTTAAAATAATTAATCATCTTCTTCATCATCTTCCCAGTCAAATACTTCAGGCAAACCTTTTAATGCTGTGACAACATAAGTTAGTCCAACAGCACCAGCAACACCCAAACCAATAGCAATCTTCTGTATTTTGTTCATCGTCTACTCTTTCTTAGTCCAAATTTAGCTAGATAAACATAGATAGTTTCTACGCTTGCTCCGCACTCTTTTGCAATCTCCTCTGGAGACTTCTTGTCAGTTAAAAACCTTTTCTTTAACCAAACCTCTGATGTATATAGTTTACCAGCCATGATGTTATTTGTCAACCCCTATTGCCTTTGTCCAATTTGATAATGCCCAGTGACCAATACCACAAGCATCTGCCACATCATTATCTGTAATAGTTCTATCATAAATAGTGTTAATAAATCTAATAGTACGTTCTTTTCTCAGGTTTCTCTCATAACTTTTATACCAAGATACTGACTTACCTGGGTGTTGTGCACGTATTACTAGTTGTTCTTCTTTAGATATCTTCTTATTCCCTGCAAAATTCTGCCAAGTAATAGGTGATACCTTACCTATAATCTCTGTACCAGACTGTCCTGCTGATCCAAGGATTGCTCCTTGAACCAATGCTAAGTCTGCAGCAGTCTTTGGTGAGTTCATGAAAACCGTATGCTCAATAATTATTGCTTCAAATCCACCATAAATATCAAAGAAAGCCTTTACTTTTTTACCTGCATCCATAACCTTTTCATAGGTATCTTTGCCATCAAAGCTTATTTTTCCAATTGTAGTTATATCTTTTTTCTTTGTATTAAATACTGCAAAGGCAAGACTATTAGTGCTAGCGTCAATAGCACATATAGAATCAGGCATGATTGGAACACCCCACTTACTCTTGTTCATACTCAAAAAATCCTTTTATCTCTTTTAACATTTTGTCTACAGCTTTTTTACTAACATTACAATTTGCACAAAACCCAGAGTCATTGTAGATAGAAAGAGAAGTATTGCATCCGCCTAAGCATCTACGGTCCTTCCCCTTCCTCTTTTGTCTACGTGTTATCTGGTATCTTTCCTGAATCTTTTCTTTTGTAGCAAGGTCTCTACACTCAAGGCTACAGTAAATTTGATAACTGACCTTTGGTTTAAACCTATTATCACATCTGCTACAAAGTTTCACTCAGTTCCTTAAGGGATGCTATCTTAACAACACCTACCCCTGCTTCATCACATGCTTTTTTAATTGGACAGTTTTTACAAACCTTAGAGTTTGATCTATAGTTCTTGGTAGGCATCTCTTTAACTTCCCAAGACTTGCGAACAACTCTCATCCATTCAAAAGCTTCATCAATCCATTTACGGTAATGATCATTTACTTCTACTGGAATTACAAGAAGCTCATGGTTGTTTTTATTCTCATAAATAAGAACTCCCTTAGCTTTCTTTAGAATCTTCATATAAATAAGTATCTGTACAACGTGACCCATCTTAGGCTTACCTGTACGCTTACGATATTCAAATACTTCATTGTTAGTAGTCTTAACTTCAACAACTACTTCTTCGCCTTTCCAATTAATAAAGTTATCTACATAACCAAAAATTGGAGGATCATCATTAAAAATCTTAAACTCTGAGTCAATTGAAAGACCAGAATTTTTAAATGCTTCTTCAATTCGTCCATGTGCAAGTGTTCCATTGCTCATATTTGCAACTGCATAAGGGTCAGCATTGTCTTCAAATACTGCTCCCTCAAATGCAAGGTACCAATATCGTGGACATTCTCCGTGACCATATGCAATAGTAGAAGGACCAAAAGTCTTCTTCTGTGTATGCTTAGGCTCACGCCCTACAAGATATCCTGCCTCAATAGCCTTTACAAGCTCTCTAGCATCAATAGCTGCTGGTGACTCAACCTCTTTAATCATTATTTGCTGTAGTAAATTTTTTGTCATTATATTCCTTTGTTTATATAAGTATACCAGGTTAGCGCATAATGTATTTGAGTGCTGATACCAAGTTGTTGATTGATTCTGCTGCCGTGTAATAAATGTTCTTTTTTGCCCTGTCATTTTTGTCAACATTAGCCATCCAAGTTGCCTTGAAAGCCATTTTTGCTGCTATTGCTTGAAGCCTGACTATCTCTACTGTTGCCACATTAAGTGGAATATCTGGCTTAATAATGATCTTAGCAATGAAGGTTAGCGCTGCCGTTAGCTCTTCATCCTTCATATAGTCTGCTATTTCAGATAATCCATCTACCATCTCTATTGTTGTTTGTTGTTGTTCACTCATTTTCTTCTCCTATCAATTGTTCCATTATTTCAAATTCAGTTATCATTAATCTTACCTTTGAGTTGCCGTCTCCAAGAACTACAAGTATTGCAGGGTCGTTACCATTTCTAATAGCATCTGTTACGGCTTTAGCCCACACATCTTTATTAAGGGTAAAAGATTTTGAGCACTCTTTAAAATCTACAGTAAAGTTTTTCCAGGTAGCATCTCCCTTATGGGTATTACGTCCTGAATTCTTGTGCTGCTTAGCACCTATTCTTTTACTTTCCGCTCTTTCGCTCAAAGTCTTTCCTTGTCATAATAATTGGAACTTTTGATAAATGCTTTTCACTGCACATCCATGTTAGTTCTGCGCTCTCTATCCAAAGTCTTAAAGATGTAACCTCTTCATTACATTTCTTGCATGGAAACTTTCCTGAAAAAATCTTAAACTTTTCAGACATTAAGTATCTTATTCTTAATTGTCTCTTGTAGATCTAGGTCTTCTCTTACTCTATTTACAAAACCATCACGACCTTGAACCTTTGTGCCATCTGGAAGAACATACCATGCACCTGTGCGTTCTACAATACCCATCATTTCAGCCGTATCAACAAGATCACCAATGCTATCAATACCAACATTATCTCCCCTGAAATAAAAGTCATACTCGCCAGACTGAAAGCCAGGAGAAGTCTTAGAAAATTGTAGTTCCCAGCGAATCTTACGACCAACCTTTTCTTCAATAAGTTTATCTCCAACATGAATCTTTCCCTTAATTGCTTGATTGTCTGATTCCGATGAAAATAATTTAATAACAGTAGAAGAATAGAACTTAGTAGCTTGACCACCAGTAGGCTGCTGGCTAGTATACATAGCGCTAATATTATTGCGAGATTGACTAATAAGAACAAGCATCGTAGGCTTAACCTTATTATTAGCATAATTAAGCATTTTCCAAGCGTTACTAAAGTCTCTAGACTCTGCGCCAATCTGCTTGGTATTTTCAAGTTGTTTAAGTTCATCTGAGTCCTTTTCAAAATAAATTGCTGGTAGCAATGACGTAATGGAGTCAATAACTATTATATCAACTCCAGCGTGCATTAAGTTAGTTCCAACATCAACCATCTCATTAATTGTGCGACACTGTGAAACAATAAGCTTTGATGAGTCAACACCAAGACCTTCTGCCCACTTCTTGTCATATGACATTTCTGCATCAATCCATGCACAGATCTTTCCTTCTTTCTGTGCTAGACCTATCATCTGAAGGCATAGAGAGGACTTTGCAGAGGACTTAGAGCCCCATACCAATACCTGACGACCATAAGGTAGTCCACCGTTGAGTGCACGGTTTAAACCAAAACTAGGGGTAGCTGCATACTGAGTTGCTGGAATAGTGTCTCCAGCCATCACAGTCTTTCTTAGCTTTGGACTAAGTTGAGCCAATACTTCTTCTACTGTAATCATTAGAATCTTACCCCATGCTTCTTTGGTCTATCTTGGTTCTTTTCAATCTTTTGTTTAACTGCAGAGTCTAATGATTTAGTTACATACCCTGCTTTTATCATGCCTGCGTAAAGGTCTAGGGTACGAATTATAATATCTGCAAACTCGTCTGATAATTGATCTGGGTCCATCTCTTTTCTTAACGCTTCCATAGCCTCAACAACTTCAGATACAATCATCATCATTTGTTTTGTCACAAATATTTCATCTGCTGGGCGATCCCAAAATCCTTTTTCTATTGCGTTTGCATGTATCTTCTGTGCTAAATCATCAAACACTTTCCACCTCATTCATTATAACTGTGCCATCCTTAGTCTTTCCAAATTCAAACTTATAAACACTGCCTTCTTCAATCTTCATGTATGCCTTGGCAAACTGCATTGGAAATACTACAACTGAGTGCATCTCTCTTCCAGCATCTGCTACAACTAATGAAGCCATCTTTTTACCAGCCTTTGTTACTCTTGGTTTAAAGGATACCACAAAGTGCTCTCCCTCTTTATATGGAAGCATCTTGTAGTTTAAGAACTTAATTAAAGAGTCTTTTGATTCTTTTATCTCGTCTGCTGGAATAGCAGAGACAATTCTATTATCTGATGCAAGTATTAAGTATGTCTTACCAGCCTCAATAGTTGTACCCTCTTCATCAAAAATACCAACACTTCCAGTCTTATCAAGAAACTCTACTCTTGACCAGCCCTTAGATCGCTTGATTGACTTAACCATTCCCATAAGAACAAATGATCCAGTCTCTTCGTACTCTTCAACATCATTGATATATGCATAATAGTGTTGTGGTACAGACATGTTAAACTCAGGAAGGTTTAGGTACTCATATAGGTTTTCCTTAACCTCTTGAGGATTAGCTGGTTGATCAGGAAATGTAAGTGCTCCTACGCATCTCATTGCTTGTAGTGCACGGCTATTTACACCGTTACCCTTAGTAAAGGTAAACTCTTCTACTTCTTTATAGGAAGTGAACGGACGACCTGCAATATATCTTTCTGCAATTTTGTCAGAAATATATTTAATGCCCGTAAGCCCAAATCTAATTCCTTTACCCTCAATCTTAAAATCAATTTCTGAATCATTGAGATGAGGAAGTTTAATAGGAATACCCATACGCTTTGCTTCAATTAAATACTCTGTTCTTCCATCTTTATCTTTTTCATTCTTGAGTAATGCAAACATAAACTCTAGTGGATAATGGTACTTTAACCATGCTGTCCAGTATGATAGTGTTGAGTATGCTACTGCGTGAGACTTATTAAATGAGTACCCTGCGTGGGCCTCAAAATCATGCCAAAGGTCTAGCGCATCATTTGGCGAAAGGTATTGCGAAGCACCCTTAACAAATTGATCCTTGAAGATATCAAATTCTTTAGCATCTTTTTTCTTTCCAATGATCTTTCTAACTTTATCTGCTTCCGACATGGACATACCGCCAAGCTGTACGCATGCTTGCATAACTTGTTCCTGGTAAAGAATACAGCCATATGTTTCCTCCGTAAATGATTTCATAACCTGATGCTTGTAATCAATGTTTTCACGACCATGCTTACGAGCAATATAAGACTTACCAATAGTATTCATAGCACCTGGACGGACCAAAGCATTTGATGCTGCAAGTTCAGCAAGATTTTTTACACGCATCTTAACTAGAAGGTTTGTATATGGTGCTGCTTCACACTGAAACACACCCTTTGTATATCCGTCAGATAACATTGTATAAACATTTGCATCATCCATATCAATTTTTAGAAGGTCAATCTTAGTTCCTTCTCTGTCCTTGATAATATCAATACAGTCTTTAAGAACGCTCAGTGTCTTCAAACCAAGAGCATCAATCTTAATCAAACCAATGTTTTCTGCTTCACCCATGTCAACTGCTACCACTGGGATTCTTTCATCTTGTCCAGTAACTGATCGTGTTTCCATTGGTGCATATCTAAAGATTGGATCTTTACTTGTTACTACACCTGCTGCGTGAATTCCAGTACCACGAATTCTTCCACGAAGCTGATCTCCGTAAATCTCTACTTCTGGATATTTTTCTCTAAACCATAAAGTATTACGTGAGTTACAGAAATCATCCCAAGTATCAACAACCTTAAGAACCTTGTTAACATCTGGTAGAGGAATATTCAAACATCTTGCAACATCTCGCACTACACCTTTGTCTTTAAACTGTAGAAATGTAGCGATTGATGCAACGTGACGGTACTGACGAACTAAGTAATCTTTTACTTCATCACGGCGTGTGTCTTGAATATCTGAGTCAATATCAGGAAAGTCATTACGGTCTGGGTTAATAAAACGGAAGAATAGTAATCCATGCTTGATTGGATCAATGTCTGTAATGCCAAGAGCATAACATAGCAATGAACCTGCTGCAGATCCACGACCAGGACCAACCATGATTCCTTCACCCTTTGCCCAGTTAAGCATGTTGCGAACAACTAAAAAGTATGGACCAAAGTTCTTTTGTCCAATAATTTCTAATTCTTCATCAAGTCTTGCAAGGTATTCCTCATTAGCCTCTAAACCTCTTTCAGACAAACCTTCAAGAGCAAGCTTCTTAAGCTCATTCATTGGCTTCTTGTACTGAACTGGTAGAAGGTCTAGATGTTCTTTAATGTCATAGCCTTCAATTTTGTTAGCAATCTCAATGGTAGATGTAAACATGTCTTCACGATCAATACCCTGCTTTTCCATAGCATCTTTCATCTGCTCATAAGAAAGCAAATGAATATCAAATCTATTAAAACTCATCATACGGTCTGCGCCATATAAGTAATCTAGTCGCTCCATGAATGTATCATACTTTTTTGACTTCTCGTATGTAACATCTTTTTGTAGTTTTGCATGGGTATTCAAAAGAAGCATAAGTTCTTGGACTTCTTTTTGATCTACGTCAGCATGGTGACAGTCTGGTGTAACAACAATCTTAATCTTCATGGCATCTGCTAGTTCAATGATGCCCTTGTTGATTTCAGCAGAGTTGTGTGGCATTACCTCAATATAGTAGTCATCACCAAACTCAGATTTAAACCATTGCATGTGACGTTTTGCTGTTGCTAGTTCACCTAGTTCAACAGCCTTTGCAATCCAACCACTTAAACATCCAGAGGTTACAATCAACCCTTCTTTATACTTGCTTAATGTTTCAAAATCAAAACGTGGCTTACTAAAAAAGCCATCTGTCCAAGCAATCTCATTAATCTTATTAAGGTTTTCAAGACCTATTTGGTTCTTGGCGAGAAGAACTATATGATGATAGTTTTGGTCAAGAGGGTCTGGGCGGTCTGCCTTTGCTCTCTTGTCTGACATACTAGTAGTCATATAGCCTTCTACACCAAGTATTGGCTTAATTCCATTTGCTTTTGCAATACGGTGCAGTTCCCTATGCCCAGATAAAGTACCGTGGTCAGTAATTGCCAATGCTGGCATTCCCAACGCAACTGCACGGTTCACGTATTCTTCTGGAGTAGCAACACCATCCATTAAGGAATAGTGTGTATGAACATGTAAGCCAACATAGCTCATCTAATTACCAGTCAATATTTGCTGATGATGAGGATGAGGGAGTATCAAAGCCTAGATAGAAGGCTTCTTGTTCTGCGTATGGAACTTTGTTGAGTGCCTTCTCCAATGGGTAAGGTTCAACTCCTGACCAATCAAATGGTGCAGAATCTGGAGAACTTGGAATAAGTGTATAGCTTGTTTCAGTACCCTGACCGTTACGCTTTACCTTCCAAGTAAGATTTGAGATGCTACCTGTTTCAAGTGCATACTCACGAATAGTATTAAATGCAGATTGCTTGCTAACACCCATGTTCCAAATTGCAACATATGGTGCTTCAATGCCATCATCTACAAGAACGTTGCAATAGAAACGAAGACGTGCACGCCAGCCAGCCTTCATATCCTTACGGTGCATTTCTTCTGCCCAGTCACGGCCTTCTGATTCCATTGTATCTACAGCCTTACGCTTGTAGTCCTTTGGGTTTGTGTGCTCTGATACAACTAGTGCAAGGCCACGTGCTTCGTTGTAGTTAGCTGAATCTTCATCTAGTTCTTCAATGAAGCGAATCTTTACTGCTTGTCCGTCAGCGATCTTGAACCAACGAACCTTTGTACCTGTGCCTTCAAACTTTGGCTTATCTACTAGTGCGTTAATGTTTTTTAGTCCTTTTACAATTGCCATTTTGTCCTGCTCCTTTTTTTATTATTGTTTTTATTTTAGCATAGATATGATTGAATTGTCAAACTGAAACTCCAGCTTTTTAATCTCATCATCATCCATGTCTCCTATGTCCTTATATTTTTTGTCTAAGCTGATTACTGTTACTAGATGTCCCAATTTTTCAATTAGTTTATCCTTCATAATCATACCAGCTTCATCGTTGTCTGCAACTAGTACAACATTGTTGAAGTACTTTTCTAATAATCTGATCTGAGATACAGACACATTAGCACCCAGCGTTGCAACTGCTGGAAAACCTACTTGGTCTAAGCGGATTGCATCAAATGATGATTCCACTACATAAACTATACTAGAACTCTTAACCTTATGCAAGTTAAATAGTACCTTGCTTTTTGGAAGTCCTGGGGTATTCTTAAATTCTTTTCCTTCAATGGTTCTAGCAACAAAGCCAATACACATTCCATCAGGGGTATGGATTGGAATAGTAACTGATCCCTGCTTTTCTGAATATCCAAGGTCAAACTTAATTACAGACTCTTTTGTTACTCTACGACCATTAAAGTAATTCATTGCTACTGGAGAATCAAGTGCTTGTTTATTTAATCTTTTAATAAGTAATTCATCATACTGAACAAAATCAGGTGGTGCATATAGTGCTTTACCAACAATGGTTTGAATATCAGACTGCTGTTCTTTGCTTTTAATGTATCTTACAGTTTCAAAGTATGATCTATTTGATGTAAACATAATTAACTCAATTAGATTCTTTGTTATTTGACACCCAAAACAAAAAAACAAACCACTGTCTTTGGCTACTTCTCCAGCAGGTGTTCTAGTGTTATTGTGAAATGGGCAGTAGATAATAAAGTCATTGCCAAACTCAGCTTCAATATCTAACCCTGCACCATTGAGAACACGACGAATCTGCTCTTCTGTATATATATCTTTATTTGCCATCTTCAAAATCCTTGTAACGATAGTAACCCTTGTCAAAGTCACATTGGACTAAGAAGTCTCCCATAAAACCATTACGGTTCTTTCTGAAGGCACATTCAATAATATCACTATTGCTAGCACGACCTAGAGCCATAACCCAGTCAGCATCATAGGCAATCTGTCTTGACCATGCAGTCTGTGCAAGGGTAGGAACTGTTGACATATCTTTTACATCATCAGGTGTAGCAGATGAGATAGCTATGATAGGTACTTCTTCACTGATAGCCATTAGCTTTAGTTCACGAGAAAGGTTTTTCATCTTTACCGTTTCGTTATCAGCTTTTTGGTTTGGGCTCATCAACTGCAAGTAATCAACTACAACAAAGTCTGGCTTATACTGATCTAATTTTCCACGGATTACGGAAGGAGTTATTTCTCCACCAGAGTCATTGGATATAATATGAAATGGTGGTCTACCTTTAAGTTTATTCTCATGCCACTTCTTTAGCATATCAAGTTCAATTTCACCATTTGAAAGTTTGCGGTGAGACCAAAGGCCTTCACCCATAATTGTTAATACACGATTACGCACTTCTGTTTCACTCATTTCAAGTGAGATGATAAGGGGTGTCTTACCCTGTTTCCAGGCCTGTACAGCAAAGTAGAGAGCCATCCATGACTTTCCTATACCTGGGTATGCTAGAAAGACTCCTAGCTGTCCTGGCATAATTCCAGAAGGTAGGTAGTTATCAAACCCTGGCAATCCTGTCTTGATTCCACGTTGACCTAATGCGTTCTGCTCTTTAACATTTTCAAAGTATGCAATAGCAGATTCAATATCTGTTGCATCAATATCACGAATAGATGATGTATTTTTCTTTAAGGTAGAAGTCTTTGTAATTAGTTCTTCAAGTGCCAGAACTCCTTGACCACTCTGAACCTCTGTTGCTGCTGATCGCAGAATATCCTTGAGACTGTCATTTAAATATTCTGTCTGTAATTCTTCAAGATGATGCTTTGTTGCGCCAATCTCTTTAATGATTTCAAAGTCTCTAAACTTTTCTACTACTAGAGATGATGGTGGGACGGTTCCATTGTTTTCAGCATATAAACGAATAAAGTTCCATACGTCGTTGTGTGTTCTTAATAGTGTTTCTACATTTGCCTGTAGTAGTACATGAAGTTGCTTGTCTTGTAATACCGCTGAAATTACTTTAGCTTCTGTATTATTCACTTAGCCACTCCTTTGCTTTTGCCCTGCGCTGTTGTCTGTCTTTTAAGTCTTGCTCTACATCTAGTTTACCATTAAGAATTTTTTCTGCATTATAAGCAAAATAATTCCAACTTGCTTCTTGTGCAACAGAAAAATAATACTCTAATAAGTCATAACACTGTGACATGCCATAAGACTCAATAAGTCCATCTGCTGCCCACTGCTCTACGTTTAAATTTAGAGATGGCTTCTGCTGATACTTTGCTGTATGTAATTTTGAGTATCTACTCAGCAAAGCCATACGGTCTTTGCGTTCTGCCATTATTCTGAGATTTCAGACTTTGCTTCTTGAATCTTCTCAGTTAGTTTATCTTCCACAAACTTATACACACGATCAAATGCTTCTGCAGTTGTCTCGCCATCACGCTTGCTATCTACAACTCCTAGATCAAGTCTTAATGACTGAAAGTTGCCAAGATTAAGCGTATAGCCTAGTGTTACATTTACCTTTGTTGATTCGTTTTCCATTACCCCACCCATTCATAAATTATATAGACTCACTCCACACTGGAATAAATCGTCCATCTTCTGTTCTCGTATATGTAAGTATACCGTCTCCCATTCGCCTTGTCAACTCTTGGCTTGTAGGAGTCATGTTGTTCGTTATTAATTTGTCTTTTCTTGGTTGTCCTATATGTATACTTGCAAGTATAGCACGGATATCCCTTACGTGGGATTCAGAGTAGTAAGCTCTTACTTGCCACTTTCTTTCCCCATTTAATTGTGCACCTACTGGTGGAGGGATGACTCCTCGTTTAATTAAACTAGGTATATATTTTCTATGTCTGTTAATAAGCTTAGCAGTTTCTGCTACACTATATGCACGCTCACGATTTTTTTTAAAATCAGAAAGCAAGCATGTTTCTAAACGATCTTTAGTTATATTATAAAACGTAACCATTCCAGTTGAACGGGAACTATGATAAACCCTAACAAGGTCACCATTAACAAACCATACTTTAACTTTACCTTTTATTACAGGTTCGTTATTGTATGCTTGGCTCTGGATTTTTCCTTTTGAAGTATCCATTTTCCCTCTTTTGTTGCTGAAGGTGGATGATAGAAAACTCTATTTCCACAAGAAATGCATGCTGTCTCTAAGTGTTCAGAAGTTGTATACTGTCTGTCTACAAAAACACGACCTTTGCATCTATTACAATTTAGCATTATGTCCTTTATTTAGAAGTTTTTTCTTTTAGGCTTGCAGAGTATTCTTCTGCGGCCTTTTCTTTTTCTTCTTTTTCCTGAGAATTCTGTGTTATCTCAGCTCTAAGTATAGCAATCTGTGTTTCATAGTTAGAAACTAATTCACCAATACGTTGCTGCAAAGCCATAATAACTAGTTCTGCTTTGTTATCCATTTAATCCACCCTTTTATTTGTTATAAAGACGCTAGCTCTGTTACCAAAATTTGTTTTTGTGCTGCTAGATCTGCAATCTGATCTGTCAAAGATGCAACACTTTCTGCACTTGGGGAAGCAACTGCTTGTGCTTCTGCCAAACTTAAGGTTGCATTATACTCTGAGTAAGCAATATTCTTTAGATGCTGCTGTATAATTGCAGTCTTTTCTTCTGCTGTTAGTTCTACTGTCATGGTTTTCCTCCTGTTCTATTATAGCATAATTCTATGGTTTTAGCCTAAGCCTTCATCTGGTTATATTATATAACTCTTCTATTAAAGCATCAATTGATGCCCTTCTGTCTAATATATCAGATTGGACAATACTAATTTTATGACTATTTATACTAACTAGACTCTCTAAATCTTCAAGTTCAGATAAATACACTGACTCTAAAAAAGCTATACGAGCTTTTAGAAGTTCTTCTTTTTCTATATTTGTAAGATCCATGATTCTCCTTTAGTTCATAAAAGTTGTAAGGTTAGATGTAACAGAGCTGCCAGAGGCATTTGTGGCACTTATATATATTGTATAGTTTCCTCCGCCTTGCCATCCTGTTCCATCATATCCTGGTCTAAATGTTGTTAAGCCATATGTGTATTGATTAGATGTAGTATATACCGTTCCAGATGGGCCAGTAACAAAAATAGAGTAAGCAGTTGGAGAATTGCTAAAGCTCCAAGAAAATGTTCCACCATATTGTAAAGAGTTATTTCCTGTTAATGATATAAGAACAGGGGCTGCGCCACCACCACCTCCTGAAGTTATAGGTCCAATTTCTGCGCCAGCAACTAAGCCTGATGATCCTGCTGAGTTTGATGCTGAAGCAAAAGTTCTAAAATATCTTTGACCTGAGTTAAAGTCAGCCTGTGTGATTACATATGAACTAGATGTAGTGTTTCCAGCAGAACTTATAAGAGTTTCTCCACTTGAAACAAACTGTGTTCCTCTGTAAAGTCTTAAATCATAGCTAGTTGGACTGTTGTTCCATGAACCAACTCCAAAGAATATTGTAGACCCTACTGCTAATCCTCCACTTATTGTTGGTTGACTTGCATTTGTTGGAGCAACTACTGGTGTAGCAATAGGTCCTCTTTCTTGTCCTGCAACAAAACCTGAAGATCCTCCAGAGTTACTTGCATTTACATATGTTCTAAAATATAGTTGTCCAGAAGTGTAATCGGCCTGAGTTACTGTATATGTTAAAGAAGTGCTTGTTCCAGAAGCCACTAATGTCTCTCCAGTAGAAACGTTTGCAGTACCCCTATAAATTCTTATGTCATAAGATGTTGGAGAATTGTTCCAAGTTCCAACTCCAGCAGTTAAAAGAGTTCCTACAGAGATTGAGGTTGGTGAAAGTGTTGGTATTGATGCATTAGTTGGAGGATTTACAACTGCAGACCATCTTGCATACATTGTCATGCTTGACGGTGGATTAAAAGATCCTCCAGATGCTATTGGTCCGTATGTAAAGTCTAAAGATGTTGTGTCATAGTATCCATTAAATGTAAAACCCGACCTAGTTCCTGGTGATGGAGCTATGTGTGCAGAGCCTTGACTTTGCGTAGTTGATCCTCCACCATTTCCACCATTTGCATTCCACGTTACAGTGTATGTTGGCGCTGTAAATGTAACAGAGCCTGATCCAGATGTATCTGTTGTTCTAGTTGCCCCTGATGCAGATGCAGTTGATGCTAATGTAACACCACTTCCACCTTGATTAAGTTCTGGATATACAGTTACGCTTTGTAAAGTAAATGAGTTAGCGCTGCTTCCAATTAATGCTAATGGGTTAGTGCTTGAAGAATTACCATTTAAAGTTTGTATTCCTCCAATAGCATTTGTTGTATATAAAACCCTATAGCTTTGTGCATCTGCTTGAGTCCATGTAGCATGAACAGTTATTGATGTATTTATTGCTCTAATAGTTGCATTTGCCGTTCCAGTTGATACGACAGTAAAGCTACCAGAAGTTAGTAATGATGATGGGTTTGTACCAGCACCTCCAGAACCTGAACCAGATACAGAAAATAAATTTGCTACTGATGTGTTTGATCCATTAGCCCATGATACAGAGCCAGTATTAGATGGGGGGCTATTAGATACAGATATGCTTGTTGCAGAGCCAGGAAATGGAGTTGTATTTGATACAGATATACCACTTATTGTTGGATAAGTATATGTAATAGTTCCTGATGCAGATGTAGTAAAATCTTGAGTTGCTCCTAAAGTTACTTGAACTGCTGGGGTAATAGTAAAGTTTCCAACAGTAGATCCAGTTGGTTGACCAGAATTTTGGTTTGAATACTCGTATACAATAACTTCTAAAACTCTTACGGTTGCAGAAGCAGCATTAACTATTAAAGAAACAGAAGATGCAGAGCTATTTCCAGTAAGTACTGTGTCAACAAATCCTCCTGGAGCTATTGTTGATGTAGCTCTATATGTTACTCTATAACTTGCTGCATTTGTTTGATCCCAAGATATTGTTGCTTGAGGCAATGCTTTTTGAACAACTGTTGCTGTAATTGATGCACTTCCAGTTGCTGCTGATAATGCAAATGATGATGACTGAGTAGATCCAGAAATAGTTTTATTGAGGTCGCTACCGCTATAATTACCAGTCCATGAAACATCAGAATATGTTACACCAGATCCATTGGTCCAGCCAATTACTCCTGTTTGAGATGAGCCAATACCTGTTTTTGAAAATGTTATATTTGATGCTCCAGATAGGTTAGTTGTTGTTTGTGCTATTGCTACGTTTGAACGATTTAAAGCTGCAACAGTTAAATTATTAACAACTATTGAACTATCTGGATTAATTCCGTCAGAGGCTGTCAATGTTGCACGATATGTACCAGATATAGTTACTGATTCAACAACATTTGTTCCTGTTTTTGAAACCAAGTTTACAAAATTTGTTTGTAAATAACTTCCTCCAGATTGTAATCTTTCAATCTTTAATGTTATTGTTGGGAACTGATTATCTGATGAAACAACATATGAATATGTTATTTTTGATACTCCTCCAGTTGCTGTAAAAGAAGTAACGCTTGGTGGAGCATAATCAACAAACAATGTATTTGATATAATTGGTAACTCAGATGTTGCTCCTAAATCATCCACCGCATATACTTTACATCTAATATCTTTTTGAACAAAAGAACTCATGTTATTTGAAATTGATGTTGCTCCAGATATATCTGTCCATGTGCCACTTAATAATTGTTGCCACTGGTAAGAATAGCTTACAGGTGTACTAGACCATGTTCCATTATTTGTTACGCTATAAATATATGAGCTTGCTGAGCTTCTGGCAATTACGACAGTTCCTGCAGTTCCAACTAAAGCGCTTTTGCTAATATTTATATTATTGCTAACCTCTGTTGTAATAGTGCCTGTAGATGAATCTGTTCCTTTAACAACAAATCTAAACCATTTGCTTCTTACTGTTGTAGAAAAATTAGCACTTGTTATTGAAAAAGTTTGTGTATTAAAGTTTCCAGTAGTTGGGTTAGCAATAGTTGTGTAAGACATAAGGTCTGTCCATGCAGAATCATTAGTTGTATTTGTTAAAGATGATTGAAACTTGTAAGATAGAGTTGAGGCACCTTCCCAATGATAATTTTTTCCAGTAAGAGTGGCAGGCCAAGAAGTATTGCTGCTAGTTATTTCTAAAGGAAAATCTATGTTTGGACCAGCTTTAGGCCAAAATTGAAACCAACCACTTGCTTTTTTTACAAAACCTTTAGATATTAATTTCCAAGTTCCAGACCTTTCTTTAACATATATTGAACTTGGCTGAACCCAATCTCCAGTTCTTTTTTTAACATACAGAGCCATTAATATACCAAAGTAATATCACCAAGAACACCAGTTGTTGGTGCTGGAACTGTTGTATTTGCAATTGATGTATCAAGATAATATATTCCAAGACCAAGCTGTGCTTCACCTGATACTGGATCTTCAACTACCATTCTTTGTCTTGGTAAGTATCCCATTGGTGCAGTATTTCTGTAGTTTCCTTGTTGTCCTGGTGCAGTTCTATAATCAGACATATCAAATGTTCCAGCTCTTGGAATACCAGTTATAGAAACTTTAGAATTGTTTATAATAATTTTTGATGCACCACCATAGGCACTAAAATCACTAGTAGTATTTGTTGTATTTCCAGATACTAGAGTAATTGATGTACCGTCAAATTCTTGATAGACAGAGTTGGTTGATTGTAATCTAATACCAGAAGAATTAAATTTTTGCCAAACTGTTGATGATGCATTAATTTGAATTGCAGTAGATGTAAACTTTTGCCAAATATTTGCTGTTGATGCTATTTCAATATTTTCAGATCCTACAGTTCCATCAACATTAATAAATACTGTTGATGCTGCAGTTAGTTTAATTTTATTGTTAGTAAATGCTGCCCATGCTCCGTATGCAGTAGTAGGTGAATAAGGTGCACCAGACTGTTTTGCTGTATAGAATAGCATTGATGGAGTACCGCTTGCAATTGCTGGATTTAATTTATTTGCAGTTAGTGTAGCATCTCCACGATCCAACAATAATCCAAGGTCTGGACTTACAGAAAGTTGAATTCCAGTGTCTGTTGCAGTAATGAATGGCTTGCTTGCTCCAGTAGAGAAGTAATCCCAGGCACCTACAAATATTCCAGTTCCAGTTGTTGTGTTTCCCCAATAATCTTTATAGCTTGATCCAGCAGAAATGTAGGGACCGTTTGTTGGTCCAGAGGAAGCTATTTGTTTTCCAGTTGACCAAGGAGCTGTTGTACTTGGAGCAGTTAAATAAATATTATTATTTCTTGGAACTAGATATGATACAGGTGCACCAACACCTGCTGTTTGAAGAGACATGTATCCATGCTCGCCATCCATAGTCATTGTTCCTAATGCACCTACGCTTGATACTGTTCCAGTAATCTTAGCATTTGATGCATATAGGTTTCCTGATAGTGTTACTCTAAATGCATTTGATGTACTTGTTGCTCCACCAGTACCAGCCCAAAATACGTTTTCTGTTCCAACTCCAGCACCATTTATATTATCTGTTAGGGCTGATCCACTTGAAATATATGGGCCATTTATTCCAGATGTGTAGCTAGCAACATTTTGTGCGCTTACTGATATATTTCCTGCTGTTGAGTTTAAAGATATATTTGCAGTCCCAGATCTTGATATAGATGAAGAGTCTACATTCCATCCACCAATGTTTGCACTCTTTGTGGTGAAGAGACCAGTTTCTGAATTGATTGTAGTTATATCTCTTGTTATTGAAGAGTTAAAAGCTAATCCATCTTTATTTAATACAAAACCAGCTCCTGTAATTAATATCACTGATCCAAGTGGGTCTGTAACTATAGCATTAGTTGTATTGGCTACTGTAAAAGTATTTAATGTCCGTGCTATGATTCTAAACTTTCCATTGTATCCTTCTGGCAATAACCCAGATATAAGTACATCGTCTCCAACAATATATCCGTGGCTTGCTGTTGTTGTGTATGTTGCTTCAGAGGAAGTATATGTAACACCACCTATTGAAAATACCCCTGGTGGTGTAATAAATGATTGAAGAGATCCTCCAGGAGCTATTGTAACGTTACCGCTAAATGTTCCTTTTCTTGCAGAAATATTTCCATCAATTAAAAAATCGCTACCATTCCATTGTATAAAGTTTGTTGTTGCTCCACCAACCTTTAATGATGCTGATTGATCTGAGTCTATATACCAATAGTTATTTGCGTTAAATACTAATCCTCTTTTGCCAGTATCTACTCCATATCCAAATTTGAATGCAGTTGAATCGGCATCTGTAGGATTGGCTTTTGCTCTAAAATATCCAGCAACATCAACTGTTCCAGCAATATATGGAGTTCCAGTAATAGTTACATTATTTCCAGCAACATACTGAGTTGATGTATTGTTATACTCATCATATGTAGCGACTGCAAACTCATAGGTTAATCCAACCCCTAGATTAGATAAGTGGTATGTGGTAGCAGTTCCTGGCGAATCAACATATGAATATGCTGTTGCAGGAGTTGCAACTTGTCTCCACCGAATTCTATATCCTCGTATACCATTTCCAGTTACTGGTGCCCAAGATATTGTTGCATGACCATTAAATCCAATTATCCCATCTAAGTCTAAAGAACCTACGGTTGTAACAGATCCAACATTTCCTGGTCCTTCATTATCAGCAACGACTGGACTTGTTGGTGTTACTGCTTGTGCGGCTGAGAATGCAGTATAAATACCAGCATCTGATGAAAACCTTGCTTTTACCCATCGTTTGTTTGTTCCTGAAGATATAATATTAGCTGGATTAATTGTTCCTAAATATGTTCTTGTGTATGTAACACCTGTTGGCTCTGTTAAGTCTGTTGATTCATATTCTACAATATCAATTGCATCATATACATCTTGTGAGGGTGTTGTATAGGAAACGCTATATCCACTTGCTATTGCTGAAACAGTAATTACTGGAACTGGTAAACTTAAAACATAGTCTGGAACAGTAGGTGCACATATACTATTACTTATATTGTTTAGTGGGTCTCCAGTTAATACGCATACTGCAGAAAAGCTTGTTCTAAACACATTAAACATTGAAGTAATAATTGATTTAGTTAGAGTAATTGTTTGTGCAGTCTGTGTTGTATTTGGTACAAATGTATTTGATGGAGTTCTTTTTGTTACCCCGCCAGATGTCAACTCAACTATAAACTGTGTAATTGTGTCATTGAGTGAATTTGAATAATCCCAATTAAAAGTAATAACAAGATCATTACCAGACCATGTAGCAGAAACATTTGTTGGATCTGTTGGAACAATAATAACTGGTCCTGAACCTCCAGGGTATACCTTTGGTGGTTTATTTCCTATTGGTGGACCTACATAAGGAAACTCTGTAGGTGTTGGTGAAATATATGAAGATGAACCTGTTGGATTATCTAATCCTCTTCCACCCATTATTAATGATTTACCATCTAAACCAATAATATCAATTTCAGCACCTATTCGTGCTTTTGTTTGTCCTATTTTATTTGGTTTTAATCTTGGGTCATCAATATCAATTGGTACAGTCTGGTTTTTACCAACTGATTTTCCACTTGTATATTTTGATTTCAATTTGGCCTATCCCTTTGGCCCAATTGCCATCCAGTTTATATAAAAATATCCAGTAAGAGGTACTCCAGCAGTTTGTTTACTGAGGGCATTCATTACTCTATATGTAAAACCTGACTCTGTTACAGCAGTAACTGTTACAATTGCATTTGCATCACTTGTTGTTACTGCTCCGCTAAGCTGTACAGTTGCTGTGATAATTGGACTTGCGTTAAATGATGTAGCTCCAGACACTGGGTCTGCAAAAACAACTTGTCCATAATAAATATGTTTTTTGTTATCATCAGAATTAAAGGTTGCTGCTGTTGTAGTATCAATTTTATTTTTTCCATAAATAATTTTTTGTGAACCTGGGTCATACTCATGTGATAAATCAGATGTTCCGTTCCAATCTGTTTGACCAGTTCCCTGAGTTCCAAAATTATTTGTTATTGAAGTAATGCTATCACTATGCTGATTAACAACATTGATAACCTGCTGCCAAGCAGCAAGGTCTATAACATTTGGGTCTGATATTTTGATGTATGCCATAATGGTCTCCTAGATTTCAATTATACCATAGCCATGGTATTATTCAAGCCTATTTATTTTTAGAGATGTAGATAGGCCAGTATTAAATGTGTGGCAAACTGATTGAACTACATACTTTTGTCCACTTATTCCATTTAAAGAGTAGTTAAGGGTTACAATGTCTCCAACTTGAATTAGTGGGTTGCCAAAGATTTCAATGGATGCTGTTTTTGAAAATCCTTCAATTCCCATTTGAATAATCTTTAACATTTTTTGTGCTGCTTCTTTAGACTGAATCCATTGTGAATCTAGCTGTATAACCTCTGACATATTAGATTGATCAATTATTCTTTCTATAATCTCTGGGTCTGACGGTGCAACAACTTCATGTGTCCATAAGTTGAAGTTAATTGTAAATTGGTTTAACTCATCAGATTCTTTATGTAAAAATACTACATGTGGAGAGTTATTTGCAACTGCAATTTTTGCTCTAAACCCCGTATTGATTGGTGTTGAATATGCTAATGAATATTCATCAACTAGTTTTCTTTGATAGTTATTTTGATCTTGTGGTGTGTTGCCTGGAAAATAATACCATAAGTACTCAATTGGAAGAACATCAACACTCACAGCTGCTGGAGAAGTATACTGTACATCATAAACATTAATCCCAGAAATCTCTGGTGTTGTTTGCATTATGTAGCTTGGTGATAAAGATGCCAAACTTTGATTTTGAACTAGACCATTTAAAAATTGTCTATCTTGATAAAAATAACTAACGCTTCTTTCTTTTAAAGGTTTTTTAGTTGCATATATTTCTCTTAATGAAGATGCATGGTTTGAAGTAGCAGATGGATATATGATTGTTGGGTATAAACCCTCTATTGACTTAGGTGTTGATGATGATATAAACCCAAATTTTGTTCCCACGGATATGTTATTTGCAACTGAAGGCTTTTGTCTTGTTCCAGTATTTGGATTAAGGCTTGTTGTTTTATATCCTCTTGCTCCTGTAGCAGGATCTGATGCTTGTCCAGGTATCTGCCATCCACCAATTTCAACATTATTTAAAAATACAGAAATTATATTTTTAGTTGTTCCAATAGTGTTATGCTCTCCATCTGATCCATCTGATAAATACCTAACAACCTTTAGATTAAAAGCATTATCAGTAATATAATTATATTGATACTTTCCGTCAACTAGTTTTTTATTAATAATTTTAGAAAAATTATTTGTTATGCTTTGACATTCACCAGTTACTTCAGACCAAGCGACTATGCTTCCTTCATACCTTAAAGTTAAAATATATTTATATTGAGGTGGATCATAAAGTGTAACTGTGCCTGTTTTTAAAGTATTATATTTAATTAATTCAACAAAGTAAGCCCCAGTAGAAGATGACTCGCTACTCATATTGAAGAATAGTCCTGCAGTGGTTACTGGTTGGTCTGGCATCTCAAACTTAACAGAGTAGGTTTGATACCCTTGATCAGTTGCACTTGCTGGATAAATGATTGTTTTGTAGTCTGTAGATGTTGTAACCCGTATCTTATCAATACTTGGCAAGCTATCTGTTATTGCACCAGAAGATGTTTTACTATTAATAATTGAAGCGCTACTGGATGTAGATATGCTAGAATAATTAGAAGAAATCTTTTTTTCAGATAAACCCTTACTTGATAAAGATGTAATTCTTTTATGTTCTGATGGAGATGTTCCAAACATTCCACGCTTTACATTTGTAATGTTACCCGTTGGAGTGATTTTTATGTCGTATCCAAAATTATTAGTACCGTCTGAAGTTATCAATCCTACACTATTCTGTTTAACATATTTGTTAATTTCTGAAGAAAGTTCAAGATTGTTTTTAACAGAAACATAAGATTCATTGCTATCTGTTGTGCTTGAAATCTTATATTCTTTATAAACAAAAGAAACAATTTCATTTTCAATTGCTGCATATCCTTCATTATTCATATTAAAGGTATGAAATATATCTAGCAAATCATTGTTATTAATTTTAAATAAGTTTGAGTTTTCTGACATATCTGCATCAATATAGTTAAAGCCAACAGAATCTATTGTTTGTTGCTGCCAAACAACATCGTTAGAAGTTGTATAAATAAATGATGGTGAGTTTTTTATTTCCAAGTCTGTGACATTTTGTAATGAAGGAGCCTGTTTAATCTTAGGAGTCTGATACCTTAAAGATATTTTTCCTGGTTTTGCGTTGTTTGATATTGCAAATCCACCTTCTACAATATTGGCCTCTGACAAAGTTATCTGTGAGCTTTTTGGTGTCAATATATCTTGAAGACTTAAAAACTTCATAACTCCATACTCGTCAATATATGCTCCTATTTGATATGCAATAAATATTTGACTTAATGCATCAAGTACGGTTGTATCTTTTGAGTTACAATAGTAATAAGATAAGTCTAGCGGAGCAGTTTTATTATTGCATATTTTATATAAAGAGTCGTAGTCATAATCTGTAAATCCAGCAAGATCTAATATATTTGTAATTACTTCAAAAACACTTTTTAAGTTTGCAACATAGTCAGGAACTGGTGTTGATTGTAAATATCTTGATATATCAAAACATTGTACGCTAACGGTATTAATATCATTTTCTTCCCAAGTATCTGAATAAAACACCCCACCTGGAATATAAATATTTGAATTTGATGTTGGTGTTGAACCAAGCGTTGCGTAATCAATTAAATTAAAATTAATATAAAACTTAATATTTTTTCTTAATATGTTAGCAAGTATTGTTGATGATTGGTTACTTTGACTAGAAAATATTGGAACAATTGTTGAACCGTTAAGTGCTGGGATTGCAGATAAAGATATTCTTGCATCATTAGTATTTATAGAAGATAGTGGCAAAGCTGTTCTAGCAGAATCTAATGATTTAGTTATATCAACATTTTGTACAAAATCTGATAAATCTATTTCAAGTCTTGGAGATACTTCAATTAATTGCATTCTTTGTAGATCTATATAAACGTTAGATGATGTATCTGCAATTCCATTAATACCTGAAAAAGCAGAGTTGTTAGTTTTTGATATTTGAGTTACAGATATTTTGTTAACATTTGTTGAAATAGAAAGCTGTCCAGCAGAATTAAATTGTGGCATTGTTGACCATTTAGTTTTAGTCCAAGCAGTACCTGTCCAATATAATATAAGCACTCCAGTATTTACTGAATCTGCATTTGCTACTGGAGTAATAGACTGAGAACCATCTACTGTAATAATTGATCCATTAATAGAAATATTTATTGTTGGTACTGTCATTAAAGTATTAAACTTTAAAACAATTTTATTTGTTAAAACATTTTTTTCATATACTGCTGTTATGTTTTTTGAAGTTGAATCGGAAACAAAATATTTATATGGGGCAAGATCTGATGGAAGTGCAGTCTTTATAGTTGGCACTGGTGGTGCAGCAAGAAAAAAGCTTGGGTTTTGGACAATAGAACTAATTGGTGAATATTTATTTCCATAGTATCCTAAAGATTCAGACTCACTATTTAAAAGTTGAGATGCTATTTTTCTATGCTTTGTTGGAAAAGAATACTTAGAGTCACCAGTTGGAATATAAGACTCACCTGGTCTAAAATATGTAAAAGGACTTTCTGTAGGAAACATTGAATGATTATAAAAATCAAACTGAGTAGTTTCATATATTTCTGGAACGGTATAATAGATTAATGGATTATTAGATGTACCACTTATAGAGTTAGCAACTATTTTATAAATAAAAGAAGATATAGTATCTGAGACTCCAGAAGAGCCTAGGTATGTTACAAGCTTTGTCCAACCAAGAGAATCAGCCTCAACATTTTCTGACCCATACTGTGTGCTTGATCCTTTGGCAGATGCAGTTATCATTACTGGTATTGAGCTATTAGTCTTTATATAGGTTATTATCTTATATGCTTTACCTGATAGTGAAGATGCTGTATATGATACTAGACCAGTACCGTCAGACATTTGTAAACTTTTTGTTGTAAAGTTTTCTTTTGCTCCTATAGTTACATCTGAAATAGTTCCAGAGGTTAAAGTTCCAGATATTTTATTTCCAGCTCCTGCTGTTGTTATATAAGGTTGATTAAATAAATTATGATTCCATTCAGCAGAAACTACTGGTAATAGTTTAATTGAATCTGAACCTGTAAAAACTGATGAGCTTACAGTACTAAGCATTATATCTCCGTAAATTCAATATTCATATCAACGTAGTCTGAAACCTTTGTTCTATTAATAATAGTTTTAGAAAAATCAGTTATATAAACGCTGTATGTCTTTGATCCAGTTTGAGCTGTTACAAATGTACCATTTGGTGCTGAGCCAAGAGCTGCGTCTGTATCAAGTTCTGAACTTATAATCTTTAAATAAATTGGCATAGCAGCATTAGATTTATAAAATGACTCTAACCAAGCTGCTGAATTATTTCCATCAACAGCCTCAGTAGTTTTAGATGGAACATATTTCCAAGAGCATGAGATTTTATTTTTTTGAGCAATTACGTATTTTCTTGTCTTGCCGTTAGCCATTCTTTGTTGCTGCTCAATAAGTTCTGTTGATATTTGAATTGGCTCTCTATTATGATCAGTCAACTTATACCAAGTGCTACCATTAATAGATACTTGTACGCCAGCCTCTAGTAAATATGCCATTATCCCATTATCGCATTACTCTTATTATTTTTATTAAGTTCAACTCTAAGCTTACGCATTACTTCTTCTGCTACACCAGTAGCGCTTGCGTTATTACTTGTTATAGGCATATTTATATTATACACGGTACCGCCAGAATTTGTATTGATATCTGCAGTTCCATTATTAATAGCATTCATTTTTGTAAGTCCATATTGTCCAACAGAAGATGCTTTAACTACAAACTCTCCATTTGAAACACGTATTGATCCTCCACCTGCATATCCCATAGTTGCTTTAATTGAGTCAGAGCGTCCTGTTCCAGGACCCTTTATAAGACCTCCATTAGCCTTCTTAGGCATCTTTGCCTTCTCAGCGCTAGTTAGTTTAGCTCCATCCTTAATAGCACTATATCTTGCCTCAAGTGTAGCAATTTCAGCATCTTTTTTCTTTAACTCTGTTTCTTGATTAAATTTCATCTGTACATTTTGTGACTCTTGACCAAACATTGCAGCCTGTATATAGTTACCAGATATCTTTGCTTGAGTTGCTTGATTAGCAAGATCTTGAATCTTCATCTTTAAATCTATTTCTCTTTGTACTTCATCGTTAGCATTCTTTTGTGCATCACGTTTTGCTTTAAGAGCATCAATTTCTTTTTGAAGTATTTTTAAGTAAGGGTTGTCAGCTTTTGCTCCTGCTCCACCAACCTTTGGATCTATATAATCTTTAGTAGATAAACCAAGCTCTTTTTTAATTTGGATTTTAGCATCATTTATTTGTTTTATAATTTTAGCAATATCATTTTTTGCATTATACTTACTGATTGCATTATCAGGACCAAAAACATCAGGTGAATTAAGTATCTTAAAAGCGCCAGCTAGTCCAACTGCAGCATCTGTTAAACCTAATGCATTTGCTTCTAATATAGTCATTCTTTGTGAAGTATCTGTTATTCCAGAAGCTGCGGATTGAACTGATTTTGGTAAAGTTTTAAATACTGCATTAAGTAAAAGAAGTTGTTCTGGTTGTGGCATTGATTGAATTGTTGAACTAATCCTTGCAAAACCTTGATTAAATTGATCTGCAGATATCTTTCCATTTCGGAACTGTGCAGTTATACCATTCATAAATCCAGCAGCTGCGTCTCCTGCTAACTTAAGATTAATTTTAGCATCTTTAGATATTTCATTTACTACGCCACCTGTCCACTGTTTTGTTTTTCCATTAAAAGAAACAAAATCGCTATAGACTTGAGTAACTCCAGAATCAATTTTCTTTAATATATCTCCAAAGTTCTTATCAAAATTTAATATTCCCTTATCTGTTGTAAGATCAATATTAGCAAAATCAAACTTAACATTAGTTTTACCAGACTCTTCTTGAAGTGCTTTTATAATAAGATCTATTTGTTCTTTAGCAAAACCTGAACCTTGTAGCTGTATTCCAATAGAATCAAAAACCAATTTTGCTTGTTCAGAAGATGCTCTTTTTAATGATGTAATATCATTTTTAAAATCTTTTTGAAAACCCTTATCTTTTTGTAAAGTATCAATTTGTGATTGCTGTTGTGGGTTTGAACCTGTTGTAGTTCTTGAATCCGTAGATAAATAATCAATCTTTGTTGGTGATATATTAAAGAAATCTCCAAGAGTTTTTAATTTCTTTCCAGATAAAGTTGCTGCATCTCCAAGACCTTCAATAGCAAGTCTTTCTTTTTCTCTTAATGAGTTTATTAACTTAAATACTCCATATGTTACTAGTGCAGCTCCTGCTATTAACTTTAGGTGAGGTATAGGAAGTTTAAGTGCCATCTGTAGTGCTTGTAATCCAAACGCTATTGGCATTGCCTGTTGTGCAATTTGACCAGCTGGTCCAGGTAAAAATGATCCAGCCATCATTGCTGCAGATGCTGCCATTCCAAGTCCCGCAGTTTTTCCTGCAAATTTTGAACCAATCTTTGTTGCTGCTCCACGCATTCTAGACATTTTTGAAAGTTGAAGTGGAGTTGTCATTGGTAAAAAATTTGTTCCAGCTGGGGCTTCAATACCAATAGGTGCTGGACCCATTGATCTTGTAGCAAGACGTCTTGCTTTTACATATGCCTTTGCATCATCTGCTCCATCTTTTGGTGCTAAGCGATGTGGGCTTTTTCTATCTCTTGATTCAACATAAATATCTTTTAGTCCACTTTTATCCATGCCAACTTTATAGGATGTTCCAATTTTAAGTCCCGCAAGTTCGGCCTGCTTTTGAAATTCTAAATTAAATGCAGCAATATCGCCTCTAAGTTTTGATAAGGCAATTTTTGCTTGTTCATTCATTTGATTGTATACTGCTGATGCTTCTTGAGATGAAAGTCCAATAGATCCTGCCATTGCATTTGTAATCTTAAATCTTGCATTTTTTTGATAAGGTATATTTTCTGTACCTACAGATCTTTCCATTCCAGAATAGTATGCTCCAGATTTTCTATACTTATTATAAGGATCTTTGCTTAAAGCAACTCTAGAGTCATTTCTAGGATCTGTTACTGCAGTAATATTTTTCATTCTATCTCTAGCAGATTTTACACGATCATCTGTTTTTGATACTTCTGAGTAAGCATCATTTACTAATTTATCTAAATCTTCTGCAGTTACTGTTGCTTTATTTCCTAACTTTTTAAATCCATCTTTAATACTAGATGTTACTTTTTTATTTATTGATCTAATTTCTTCAATTGGAACCCCTGCTGCTTCAAGCTGTCTTTGTAACTCAATATCTCTAGTTGCTGCTCCTGAACCTATAAGGTCTCTTTTTGCTAATGCTATTGGTGCAGTTTTACCAGTACCAGTTTTTCCAACTGCTCTATTTAATTCTGTAGATGTGCCAATAACCTCATTGCTAAATACTGTAAATACTCTATCTAGCCCACCTTTAACTTCTGTAACCATTTGACGTATTTGTTTTGCAAATGCTGTATCAAGACCCTCAACCATTTGAAGAAGTTCTGATCCAGTTCTATATGAACTTCCACCAAAGTGTGCAGCTGCAAATCCTCCAGGTATATCAACTGCTGTGCCAGTTCCTAGTCCTTTTCTATAACCAGGAATATTATCAGCAATCATTCCATTTATGAGTCCACCATACTTTTTGCTCATTTTAGTTGGAATTACTGTTTCTCCAGGCATTAAGAGTGTTAATTCTGAATCTTTATTTCCTGTACCGCCAACTATTGAAGGTTTGCCTTTTGCTCTTTTCTTAAGTGGACCACGACCTAAAGGTATTCCAGTAGGCATAAAGTTTTTTTGTGCAGCAATAGATCTAGCATATGCTGCAGTTAATTTATCTACTGCAGATGCTTCTGCTGTAAATGTTTGTGCAAGATTATTATGAACTTGATCTAAAGATGATGCAACAGCTGCTGCATTTCTTTGCTCAAGTGTCATATATCTAACTTCAGTTCCAAGTGTTGCAGATGATTCACCAGTTTTATTGAATAAAGTTTTTACTGCTGTAAAACCTTTAATAATATTAGCAATACCGTTAGCAAGCAAACCAAAAGTCATAAGTAAAACTGGACCTAATCCAGCAATTATAGTTGTTAAAAGTACAATCGTCTTTTTTGTACCAGATCCAAGATTATTAAATTTATCTAGTATATTAGAAACAAATTCTGCAATTGGAGTTACAGCTTTTAAGAATTCTTCGCCAACTGGTACTAAAGAAAGTTTTAAGTTTTCAATAGAAGCTTTAAATTTATTCATTGCAGAATCTGCAGTAATACCTAATTCTTTTTCTGATAATCCAGCTAAATCTTGGACTGATGCTCCAGCAAGATCAAGAACTTTAGATGCTTGCGTTCCTTGTGCTGTAACATTTTGCATAAGGGTTGAAATACGAGCAAATTGAAACTTTCCAAACATTTGCTCAATTGCTTGCGCTCTATTAAGTGGATCAAGCTGATTTAAAGCTGTTGCAAAATCAATAACTGTCTTCTTTAGATCTCCACGGTTATCAACAACAATCTTCTTAATATTAATGCCAAATCCAGCAAGCATTGCTGATGCTTTAGCTGTTGGATTAATCATAGATGCTAAACCAGACTTTAGTGCATTTGCACCTTCTGATGCATTAATACCACCCTGCTTCATTGCAGTCAAGAAGAATGCAAGATCTTTTACATTTCCACCAAGCTGCTTAACAACAGGTGCTGCTTTTGGAATTGCAGTTGTAACATCATCTAAAGAAAGAACTGTCTGGTTTTCTACAGCATTTAAAAAGTTAATGTTGTCTGCTAAATCAGAGCTAGCTATACCAAATGCATTTTGTAACGCAATTGTTGTTTCAAGAGATTTCTGATTATCAATTTGACCAAGAATAGAAAGTCTAGTTGCAGCTGTTGTTTGGTTTTGTAAATCTACACCCTTAAAGCCTGCTGCTGCTGCATCTGCTGCTAATCCAACTGTTGATGATACAGCAACACCATATTTTGTGAATTCTTTTCCAAGATTTTTAATGCTATCTAATGCTGCTATTGATTCTGATTGTGGTGTAAATATATCTCCATATACCTTTTTAAATCTAATGGCTTGTGTTTCCATGTCCATAAATGTTTTTGCAGCAGCAGAACCAACTGTTATTAATGGTACTGTAAAACCAACCATAAGCTGACGACCAGCCCATTGTGTATTTTTACCAAAATTTAAAAGGTTTGTAGATCCTTGCTTTAACAACTGATTAAGTATTGCTTGTTTTTCAGAAGCAATCATTGTTTTTGTTGCAAGATCATTCATATCAAGAGATAGAGGTCTTACAGCAATTGCCTTCATTGAGCCATTAGCATCACGGCCTAACTTAATATATTGTGTTTGAAGGTCTTTTACATTTTCTCTGGCAACTTTATTGATTGTGTCAAATTCAGTCTTAAAAAGTTTACCAAATGACTTAGAGGCTCCTCCAGCATATCTGAAGTACTCGCCCATTGAGAACTTGTTTTTTTCTAATGAATTAGTAAACGATTCAGTAGTTGTTTTAATTGTTTTCATTTGGGCAGAGAATTTGCCCGTAGCATTAACCGAATTAATTAGTGTTTGTTGCATCTGAGAAGTAACTGCATTAGCTGCAGCACCGCTCTTAGCCATAGAGGTATGAAAGGCTGATATCTGTCTCTGTAAGTTTTTGATACTAGCAAGTGCTTCAGTAGTATCAATACTTACTTTAATATTGGACTGAGTATCAGCCATTCACTTTACCTCTTTATTTAGTTATTATTCTTCGTTACCGCTAAAAATTGTTGCTGCGTCAGATAGTTTGATTCCTGATGCTGTTTCAACAATTTCATAAACGGTAGGCAAGTCAATAATCTCTTCCAGTGCAGCAAGGTCTCCTGCTAGCTCTGGCTTATATTGTTCCATTGCGATTAGTACACACTCCATTAGTAGGTTGATTGACTTATCGTTATCATCTACTACTGCTGCAATACCCTCAAACTTTTTCATAAACTTTCGTAAAAGTGAAATCTTAAGTGGTCTTAAGGTTATTTCTGTACCATCAATTAGACTGATCTTATGCGCTTCGTGCACAGTTGTTGCCATGTTGATCCCTCCCATAGGTTTAGATCAATTATAGCATAATAACGCTTATTTTATATCATAAGATTTGGGTCTCTGGTGTCTTCATAATCAAGACCCATTCCAATACCAAACCCTGCCCTTGTTGCATTTTGTCCTTGTAATGCAAGAATATCATTACTGTCGTTTGTTGCTCCACCACTAAATACTCTTGCTTTTAAATCTTCCCATTCTTTTTGACCACGGTCTTTGCTGCTAGAATCTTCCAGATCAACGCCTTGAATTGCTGCAAAAAACTTTTTCTCTTGATAGTCTAGATCTCTCTTGCTAGATATAATTGCCATTATCTCTGACAAGGATAGTGACTCTTCTAACTCATTATAGTCTTTCCATATACCCAGCAAAAATACTTCAGACTCTATCTTTGCTAAATCAAAGTCTTCCCATGAAGGGCCTGGGTCGCCTTTCTGTGCTTGTGTCTTTACATCTTCTTCTGAGTCTTCACCAATTTTAATGTTTCCTGCTAAATCTAATATCTCATGGACTGTTGGCAAATCTATATTATTCTCAAGATCTTCTATATTCTTTGATATTTCTGGAAAGTATTGCTTCATGGCTACTCTTGTACATTCTAGTAAAACTAGCATTGCTTCATCGTCATTTTTTGTATTTTTGATGGTATCAAATACGTCCATAAACTCTCTTAGATACTTTATCTTAAGAGGCATTATCTCTATCTCTGTACCGTCAAATAAATAGATGCGCTTTGTTTTATATATTTTAGTTGCCATTATGTATTAAGTTTACCACAAAAACAACAAAGCCCACCTCGTTATGAGATGGGCTAAGTCGTATTATTAAGTTGTTGTTATGAAGCTGTTGTAAAGGTACGATCCACTATCTTGCCATATGAGGCAGTAGCGTCATCTGGAAGAAGACGGAATGTAACTTCAAACATTGAAGCCGCATCGCGCTTTGCAGATACTGTTACGTTTTCAATTGAAAGTGCACGGTATGCTGAATAAACTCGTTCTGTGTTTGCAGCAACTGCTGCATTTCCACTTCCTGGGCCTACTGCAACGATACCACGCTCTAATGCAACATCGCCAATGTCTCCTGCAGAAAGGTCAAGTGCACGACCTGCAGAACTTGTTTTACTTCCTGCTAACTTTGATTCTGAATATGCGAGAGCCAATAGAAGGTTCTCCAGTGTTGCTTCAGCAAATGCTGTAGCAAGTGTAACTTTCATTCCTTGCTTATAAAGCTTAGCAACGTCAAGAACTTGGTCAACCTGTACTTCGCCGAAGTCAGGCTGGAACTGTAATTCAAGACCATTCATGGTGTATCCTACGTTAGTATAATCTGCATCATTAGCTAAAGTTGTCTTCATTGATGCGCTTGATACTGGCGTTTCCAGCGTAGCTGGAGTTAGGACTGTGTCTGCAACAAAAAATGCTGCTGCTCCAACAATAATATTGTTAGACGTTCCACGTGTATATGCCATTTATTTCACCTCTTTCTGTAAAAATAGATATTAATTTGTACGGCGTTGTGTTTCCTCAAGTCAATTATAACAGTCTTTTAAAGGGTCTTAAATCTGACGCTTAGAAGCCAAAAACTCTGGAGCCCAGTTAGACCTCATTACAGAGTCATTTCCATTAGCATCAAGAACTGGCTGTTGATGGTAGTCAAAATCAATAATAATCTTATTACCACCGTAGGTACGGGCGGTGCCAAAGTCTATAATATCTCTGGTCTCTTCAAGCTGATAAACCTTAAAATTATGAAAATAGAAGATATTGTCAACATACTCAGGAACTCCAGCAGTTCCAACATTTATCTGTGTATTGGAGCACCAGTTATTGATTTCTTCTGCGCTTTCATCAAAACGGTCCATAAGTCTTAGGACTGCCTCTTGTATTTTTACCATGTTTTCTATGCTATTTTCTGCTGTTGCATAAAAGTAATACAGGAGCTGTTCACACTTTATGTGTGGGAAACCTTTACGGTTCATCTTAATTAGTCTGTCCCATGTACCCATTGCTCCACCTGCTGGAAAAGATCCTGTTAGATCATCCAGAATAGATGGTGTTGAAGGAAACAATGGAACCTCAATATTTGTCAATAGTGGTATCTGTGATTCAAGATACTTGTTAATCCAGAGAACTGGTGTATTTAATAGATTGTCATTCGCCATTATCTAAGCCCCGCATTCGCTATCCATTTATATCCTACTTGTAGTCCTTTTGATCTACCAATCTTTTTACCTGATGATAAGTTTTTTGAGTATACCGTTGGATTATTAAAATATTGAAGGATACCGCTTGATGATAAAAATGCTTGTGTAAAGTATCTATTAAAAAATGTATTTACTACTCTTTCAAAAGATCCTTCAACCTGATTTCCACCAGGGTTTGCTATTACAACCTTGCCTTTAGTGAAGACTGTATCTCCACCATCTTCAAAAACCAAGACGCTTGACTTCTTTGGTTTGATGGTTACTGGAGTTCCTTCTTCCATTATTTTAGCCTTATTATAAAAGGGTACTGATGAGCCATCTTTAATTGATGTTGATTGCTTCACGGTTGACACAAACGAAAGGCCAAGGTTGCTTATAGTGTAGTTTATATCATATAGTCTTGCATCAGGACTTCCCACTTTATACCATTCATATATATGGTGTAGTGCTTTTGGATTTACCCTTGCATTTGAGTCAATGTATTCTTCTAAAAGCTCTTTTGTTAATACTCCAACATTGTTTAAAAACTTAATTTTTCCTGTTTGAACGCCTTCTAAAAATCCAACTGAGTAATCAATAATATTTTTCATATCTTTTCTAAACATGGCATCATTCATCATAACTTTCATTATAAGTCACTTGCCTGATTCTCTGATCGTTTAATTACAACCTTGTGATATTCAACACTACCAAAGGGACCAATAACAGGCTCTAGCGTAGCTATTTCAAATATTGTTGATCTACCATTTCTTGCTCCAGAAGTTTCAACATATACGGCATCTTGCTGTGCTGTTCTAATGTTTGTAAGCAAAACATTAGTTACTGCATTTCGTGAATTATTTAAGCTAACTCTAATATCTGATCTAACTCTTCCAAGCAATATATTATCTTTTGTTATGTTGACATTTGGTACTACTTCTTCTTTACCTGCTCTGCCAAATGATGCAAAATTACAAGCAATAGATCTATCAAGAATCCACTGCTTTTTTACGTTACCGTATGCCCCTTGTTCAACAACTGGATAGTAAACGTCTACAAGTAATGGATAGATAAAGTCTGTTGTTTCGCATTGCATCAAATTAGACCTATTTTAGTTATATTCTTCTTGTACTTTTGAAGGATTTTATCAACGATCATGTTACCAGTGCCATCAAACATCATCTTATCAAATTGAATTTTAAATTGATCAGTGTTATATGATGTCACGTATCTCTTGTAGTAATCTAGTTTTCCACACTTTAAATCATCAATTAGTAGTTTTGTAGCATATTCAATATCTGGTGGTACAGCTTTATATCCTATATCTAATACAAATATATAATCATATCCCATTGGAAAAGCTACTGCAGAATAACCATAAAAAGCTATATTTCCAGGTGAAACTGGAAGCATAATTTGTTTTGCTTCTGCACGATTATAGGTGTCTGATTCAACTCTCTGAATAGCTGAGTTATCAAGTGTAACTATATAATCATAGTCTCCTATAGTTGTATCACTAACATCGTAGACAAGTTCATTATTTTGATAAACTTTTAAAACTCTGTTTAAATCTTCCCATATTGGAAAATAATCTGATCCTAAACCAGTTGTTTGAACGATATGCTTTTCATTATAAAAACCATCTACAATCTGTGAATCAATAA